CTACCAGCCAGATGTAGGCAACCGCTTTGCTAAACAGTCAGACTACGATAACTGCGATGTAATTCCCGTATCCGATCCTAACGCAGCGACTATGAGCCAGAAGGTTGTTCAGTACCAAGCGGTTCTACAGTTGGCTCAACAGGCTCCTCAGTTATACGACTTAGGGCAGCTGCACCGCCAGATGCTAGAGGTCTTAGGGATTAAGAACGCTAAGAAGCTGGTCAAGATTGAAGACGACCAGATGCCAGAAGATCCTATTACGGAGAATATGAACATCCTAAACATGAAGCCTGTGAAGGCGTTTATGTATCAGGATCATCAGGCACACATCACAATCCACATGAATGCCATGAAGGATCCCAAAATTGCAGCATTAATGGGTCAAAACCCACAGGCACAAGCAATTGCCTCAGCTGCCATGGCTCATATTCAACAACATTTAGCCTTTGAATATAAGAAACAAATGCAAGAAATGATGGGAATGCCTCTGCCAACAGGCGAAGAGGACGAAGCAATCCCACGAGATTTGGAAGTTCAGATCTCACAAATGGCGGTCAAGGCTTCCGATGCCTTGTTACAGCGAAATCAGACCGAAATCGCTGCCCAACAAGCGCAACAAGCAGCCCAAGACCCAGTAATTCAAATGCAAGCGAAGGAACTTGAACTCAAACAGGCCGAGGAACAACGCAAAGCAATGAAAGACCAAGCCGATGCAGCAGAAGCAGCTGCTCGTTTGGAAGTAGAAAGAGAAAGAATTGCCTCTCAAGAACGTATTGCTGGCGCTCAGCTTCTGGCAAAAACAGAAAAAGACGCTATGGAAGTAGAAATCAAGAGAATGCAAGAACTTTCCAAGATGCAACAACTAACTAAACCTCAAACAGGAAAAAGATAGTGGATAAAAACTTGGATTACCTCTTAAATGAGTACCGTGACCGTATAAATATGCTCCAAAACGCTATTTCTGCGGGAAATTGTGCCAATTACGAGGAATATAAGTACGCTTGTGGACAAATACGGGGTCTTGAGTCCGCATGTTTAGCAATAACAGACCTCAAACAACGAATGGAGAAATCTAATGACTGAAATACTAATCGGCTCAAATCCCGATGACGTATCCGCAGTAACAACTCTGCCTCAAACAGCAGAAGAAAAAGCAAAACAACTACCCGAACCCTCTGGATACCGCATTTTGTGCGCTATTCCAGACATTGAAGAGAGTTACGAAAGCGGAATCCTCAAATCGGATACCACACTGCGTCACGAAGAAGTACTTTCAACGGTGTTTTTTGTTGTCAAAATGGGTCCTGATTGTTACAAGGACGAAAGCCGTTTCCCTACTGGGCCATGGTGCAAAGTTGGTGACTTTATCCTAGCCAGACCAAACTCTGGCACACGATTAAAGATCCACGGACGTGAATTTAGGATCATCAATGACGATTCTGTAGAAGGAATAGTCGAAGATCCCCGTGGCATAACCAGACCTTAAGGAGAAAATAATGCCTGAATTAGAAATGGAAGAATTTCAGTTTCCCCATGAAAAAAAGGAAACCGAAGAGGAAGAGCTTGAAATAGTTATCGAAGACGATACCCCAGAGGAAGACCGTGTTAATGCAACACCAATGCCAAAGGACATCGTTGAAGAGCTTGACACCGATGACCTAGAAGCCTTTACTGGCAGAGCTAAGGAAAAACTTTTACAGCTTAAAAAGGTTTGGAACGATGAACGCAGAGCAAGGGAAGACTCAGCTAAAGAAGCTAAAGAGGCTGCCCGTGTAGCACAGCAATTGCTTGCGGAAAATCAAAAACTCAAAACTAAATTAAGCGCTGGCGAGCAGACCTTGCACACCAAGTACAAGGAAAACATAGCCCATGAATTAGAAAAGGCTAAGTCGGAATACAAGAACGCATATGACTCTGGCGATTCAGATCGTCTTGTAGAAGCTCAAGAAAAGCTCACCAAAGTACAGCTTGAATCCCAACAGGTGGAGCAGTACAAACCAGAATTTGCAGAAGACACTTTACAAAATGAAGAAACTCCTGTACAAATACAACAACAACCTCAAAGATTGGACTCAAAAACCCAATCTTGGCTGGACAAAAACAGCTGGTATGGGGTTGATGAAGACATGAGCTACCTAGCGATGGGTGTTCATAGACGCTTGGAAAGAGAAGGAGTTCCGATAGGATCTGACCACTATTTCAAGGTCATTGACACAGAAATGCGTCAAAGATTCCCAGAGAAATTTGGGGTCGCAGAAGAGACCAAATACTCTTCGGAGACGGAGGCCAAAACCTCTGTAAAAACTAGTAAACCGAGCACGGTAGTTGCGCCAGCGACTAGGTCTACCTCTCCAAAAAGAGTCAAACTTACGCCAACGCAAGTACAACTGGCTAAGAAATTTAATCTAACACCAGAGCAATACGCTCGTGAACTTACTAAACTGGAGTCCCAAAATGGCTGAAAACAGAAAACCTCGTGAAGTAGAAACCCGTCAACAAGACATGCGTCCCCAGCAGTGGAAACCGCCTGAATTGTTGCCAGAACCAGACAAGCAGGCAGGATTTGCTTACCGCTGGATCAGAACTTCTACTTTAGGTACTGCGGACCCTCGTAATCTCTCTGCCAAACTCAGAGAAGGATGGGAACCTGTACGGATAGAGGAGCAACCGAAGTTCCAACTGCTAGTTGATCCCAATAGTCGTTTTAAGGACAACATTGAGATTGGCGGTTTATTGTTATGCAAAACTCCAGATGAGTTTGTTGGACAACGTAATCAACATTACCGAATCCAAGCAGAAAGTCAGATGGACGCTGTAGACAATAATCTTATGCGCCAGAATGACCCAAGGATGCCGCTCTTTAATGAGAAGAAATCCACGGTGACTTTTGGAAAAGGTTAATTTTTAATTTAGGAGTTATAAATGGCTTATCCTACCGTAGACGGACCCTATGGGTTCAGACCGATCAATTTGATCGGTGGTCAGGTATTTGCTGGTCAAATTCGCTCAATTCCCATCGCCTCAGGCTCTGGCACATCCATATTTTTTGGTGATGTCGTGCGTCTGAACACAGGCGGTACTTTGAGTCGTGTTTCTACCACTGATTCTGCGACCGATGCTGTTGGTATTTTCATGGGCTGTCAGTTCACAAACCCAACTACCAAGCAGCTCCTTCAACAGCAATACTATCCTGCAAGCACTGTTGCTTCGGATATCGTTGCATTTGTGTCTGACGATCCTGATGCTTTATTTAAAGTAGCAGTTCTCTCGTCATCAACCGCTATTGGCGGATTGGTTCAGACTGATGTAGGTAACAACGTTGGTATCTTTACCACCGCTGGTTCTACAACTTCTGGTGATTCAAACGAAGGTGTACGTAACGCTACTAGCGATTCAGTAACAACTCTGCCATTCCGTATTATTGCGGGTGTTCCAGAGACTGTTAATGCCGCTGGTTCTTTCACTGAGGTAATCGTCAAGTTTAACTTTGGCGTCCATACCTATTACAGTGCAACCCCTGTCGCAACAGCAGCTTAAGGAGCAATTAAATGGCTATTTCTCGTGCCCAACTACTTAAAGAGTTGCTCCCTGGCTTGAACGCATTGTTCGGTTTGGAGTATGCAACATATGGTGAACAACACAAAGAGATCTACGAAACTGAGACCTCTGAGCGTTCGTTTGAAGAAGAAACCAAACTGTCTGGCTTCTCAGCTGCACCAGTCAAAAACGAAGGCTCTGCCATCGCTTATGACAATGCACAAGAGGCATTCACAGCACGTTACAACCACGAAACCATTGCTCTCGGCTTCTCCCTAACGGAAGAGGCAATCGAGGACAACTTGTATGACAGCCTATCCGCTCGTTATACCAAGGCTTTGGCTCGTGCTATGGCTTATACCAAACAGGTTAAAGCCGCTGCTGTGTTAAACAACGGTTTCACCAACTCTGCCCAATATTACGGTGGTGACGGTGTACCTTTGTTCTCGACATCACACCCACTGGTTTCTGGTGGCACTAACAGCAACACTCAGTCTACCGCTGCTGATTTGAACGAAACTTCCTTGGAAGCTGCCGTTATTCAGATCGCTGCTTGGACAGACGAGCGTAGTTTGTTAATCGCTGCAAAACCACGTAAGTTAATTGTTCCACCCGCACTACAGTTCGTTGCAACCCGTTTGCTCGAAACCCAATTGCGTGTTGGTACAACTGACAACGACATCAACGCTTTAGTAAACAATGGTTCGATCCCAGAAGGTTATTCAGTTAATAACTACCTGACCGATCCAAATGCTTACTTCCTCTGTACTGATGTTCCAAATGGTATGAAGCATTTTGTTCGTACTCCTTTGAGCAACAGCATGGACGGTGACTTCGATACTGGTAACGTTCGTTACAAGTCTCGTGAGCGTTACAGCTTCGGCTGGTCTGATCCCCTCGGTATGTGGGGTTCACAAGGCGCTTAATGTGCTAAAAAAGGGGAGCCAAAAACTCCCCTTTTTCTTTTATTTGTAGTAAGATTGTTTCAAGACTAGGACTAATTTGTCCATATCAGCCCGCCTAGGGGACGATGCACCGATGATATGGGTTTATGTGCATATAAGGAGAACCTCATGGGTTTCGCTACACACCTAGGTCCTTGGTTATTAGGGACTGTTAAAAACACCACTGGCACTACTGCTGGTTCTATTCGCAACACAGGCTGCACCGTAGTTGCTCAAAATGCTACTTTAGGATTTGCCAACGGAGCAACAAACGTATTCACAATTCCTGCTGGAGCTTTAATTACAGGCTTTCAGTTAATCACTACAACAGGCTATGCTGGCGGTACAACCCCAACAATTACCCTGTCTAGTGGTGCTACTACTATTACCTCTGGATTAACAAACCCATCCGCAGCGGGCGTGTCTAGCTTTACTATTGCTACTACTGGGGCAGCTTTTATGGCTAACGTAGGAACTACAGACGCTATCATTACTGCTACTTTAGCTGGTACATCTACTTCAGGTGCATCAGTTTTGGTTGCTACATATGTGGTTCGTAATTCTGATGGCGGTCAGTTCCAAACGACCTTTAATAATTAATCTGGCGGGTTAGGGTTTTCCCTAGCCCACTTAACATCTTAGGAGATTAATTATGGCAATGCAATCAGATGTACAAGCGTCAGCACCGCTAACTGCGACTGGACAAGTCACTAATAATGCTGGTACTCCCGCCAATTTAGGGCGTATCCGTATTAAAAGCCTTTATGTAGTACCAGGATCAACCGCTGGTTCTGTTGTCTTTAGAGATAACGGAGCAAGTGGAGATATTCTTTTGACCCTAAATACCCCAGCCGTAGCAAATGCTGGTGCATATAGCGTCATTATTCCTGGCGAAGGTATTTTGGTTGAAACTAATCTACACGGCACTGTAAGCAATACAGCGTCTGTAGTTGTCTTTTACGGATAAAAAATGTCAGAACCAGTACAAGCACAAGGTTCATTTAATTTAGTAGGCAGGAAGATCATGCTTGGTCTTCCCGCTTACGACTTTAAAGTTTCTGTAAAACTAGCTATCTCATTAGCCCAGTTTTGCGTAGAAGCACCTAAACATGGAGTACAAATCCAGATCTGCAACATTTCTGGGTGTTCCGTAGTTTCTCGTGTAAGAAACTTAATAGCTAAAGATTTTTTAGCCTCAGACTGCACGGATCTAATGTTTATTGATTCAGACATCAACTTCAACGCAGAAGACATTTTCCGTTTAATGGCTTGGAATATAGATCCTAAGAAGGGTATCGTAGGCGGTGTTCCTGTAGCCCGTAAGAAACAAAAAACTTACATTTCTACATTAGAGCAAGATGCCGATGGCGGTATTTATATGAATGCCTATGGTTTAGTTAAAGCTAAACGCATCGCCACCGCCTTTATGTTGATTCGTAGAGAAGTATTTGAGACCCTCAGAGACAATCATCCTGAGTGGAAGTACCATGATGACCGAGTAGAAAACGGACATCCAGACAAGTTTTGCTATTCATTCTTTGACTTTAAATCCACTCCAGAAGGCTATGTAGGCGAGGACTATACGTTCT